GGAAACTACTGGCACATGCTCCCCGAGGCCAGCCAGGCGCGCAAAGCAATCTGGGACGCGGTGAATCCGCACACTGGCAAGCGACGCATCGATGAGGCGTTTCCGCCAGAAATCCGCGCCACGACCAAAGAGCAGGACATGTTCATCCGGTTCATCAACGGGTCAACATGGCAGGTCGTGGGATCGGACAATTTCAACAGCCTCGTCGGATCAACGCCGCGCGGCGTCGTGTTCTCGGAATGGGCTCTCGCCAACCCTTCGGCATGGGCATTCCTGTCGCCTATTCTGATGGAGAATGGTGGCTGGGCGATGTTCATCACAACGCCGCGCGGACGCAACCACGCCAAGACGTTCTTCGACGCCATGCGCGACGAACCCGGGTGGTTCTGTGAGGTCTCTGACGTTCAGCGCACCGGGCGCTTTACCGCCGATCAGTTGGCTGCCGAACGAAGGCAGCTTGTCGCGCAATATGGCGAGGATGACGGTGGCGCTAAATACGAGCAGGAATATGAGTGCTCATTCGATGCCGCGATCCAGGGCGCCTATTACGGCAAGCTTATGAAGCGCGCAGATGAGGAAGGACGTCTGGGCTCGGTGCCGCATAATCCGTCCCTGCCCGTCATCACCGCGTGGGATCTGGGCTATGGTGACAGCATGGTCATCTGGTGCGCCCAGCAGGTCGGATCAGAGGTGCGAGTGATCGATTGCATTGCCGGATCTGGGCAGGGCATCGACTATTACGTGCGTGAGCTTGGCAAGCGGCCTTACACGTTCAGGCAGCATATCGTGCCCCACGACGCGAACAATGGCGAGTTAGGCACTGGCACGCGCCGGATAGACACCATGCGATCGTTGGGGATGAACCCGGTTCGGGTGCTTCCGCGCACGCCCGTTGATGACGGTATCAGCGCCGTTCGCAACCTTCTGCCCCGGTGCCGCATCGATCGCAAAAACTGCGCGCGTGGGATCGATGCGCTGGAGCAGTATCGCAAGAAATGGGATGACACGAACAAGACGTTCCTCAACACACCCTTGCATGACTGGGCGTCGGATTATGCAGACGCGTTCCGATATCTGGCAGTAGGGCTTCGGGATCGCGAGGATGAGAAGCCTCGACAGAAACCGCAGCCACGCCTGCATCTTGGCGGTTCTCCGCACGGCTGGGCGGCGATGTAGGAATATATTCCTTTCCTCTGTACGCATCACCACAATATGTGGTATCTGGATACCTCATGGCAGCCAAAAGCATCGAAATCATTCAGGAAGTCAAAGAGCGCTTTACCGCCTCCCGTGACTTTGAGGCACAGTGGCGCAAACGCGCACTCGATGATCTGCGCTTTTTCCATGGGGATTCATACAACCACGCTCAGTGGGATGATGCCGTTTTCCAAGCCCGCAACGGGACGTTTGGCGGATCGCCGCGGCCGTGTCTGACGATCAACAAGACGGCGCAGCATGTCTTCCACGTTGAGAATGATGCCCGCCAATCGCAAATGGGTATCAAGGTCAATGCGACCGGGTTCGGCGAGACCGCCAAGGCCGCAGACGTGCTCGAAGGTGTGATCAGGCACATCGAATACCAGTCGAACGCACAGCAGAACGCCTATAACTGCGCGATACAGGGTCAGGTCCGGCAGGGTATGGGCTGGGTGCATATCGTCACGGATTACATCCTGGGACAGGATACGTTCGATCAGGATTTCTACATCCGCGCCGTCCCCGATCCGTGCTCCGTTTATTCCGACCCGACCACGCAGGAGCCGGACCACAGCGATATGCAGTGGGCCATGATCGTGGAAGAAATGCCGCGGTCTGATTTTGATCGGCTGTATCCGGGTCATGACAATGTTTCACGTGCGCCGCTTTCGATCGCTGATGAGACCGACGCGCGCGATCAGAATATAGAGCGCGATATTGTCCGTGTGTTTCGGTATTATCGCCGCAGTGAGCGCAAGGGCATGCTGTGGGCCGTTCCAGATCCCGAGACCGGCGCTATACGGGCCATGCGCGAGAATACGATCTCGCACTCCATGCTCGATATCCTCCGCGCCTCAAGCGCAATGTCACGGCCTGTCGTAGATCCCTTTGTCGAGTTCTTCTTGATCGCCGGTGACGAGGTGATTGCGTCGGGACCGACCGTGTTCAAGCACATCCCTCTTGTGCCGTTCGTGGGGATCGAGAGCGTCATCGAGGGTCGTCTTGACCGGTGCGGGCTCGTTCGCGCGTTGATTGATCCTCAGCGGATGTTCAACTATTCGGCTTCTGCGTTTGTCGAGAGCGTCGCAGTCCAGACAAAATCGCCATGGCTGGTCGATGAGCGGTCGATCGAAGGTTATGAAAACCAGTGGGCGAGTGCGAACGTCAGCAATCAGGCATATCTGCCCTACCGCTCAATCGACCCTGACGATTCCACGCCACTCCAGGCGCCTCAGCGCCTCGACCCTCCCACCGGCAGCACGGGCCACATGCAGGCCATGCAGAACGCGGACCTGCAAATGCAGATGGTCACGGGTCAGTATCAAGCCGAGATGGGAGCGCCAGGAAACGAGCGCTCAGGCCGAGCGATCAATGAGCGCCAGCGGCAGAGCGACACTGCGAATTACCATTACACGGACAATCAGGGCATGGCTTTGCGGCTGATTGGGCGCATCCTGATTGATGCCATCCCGTTCGTGTATGACACCGCGCGCGCCGTGCAGGTCATGGGTGAGGATGGCGCGATGACCAGCGCTGTCGTTGACCCTCAGGCTCAGCAGTCTGCGCAGGTCGTGCATCCCCCGGGTGTCGCGCCACCGCCGGGGGTCACGATGGAGCAGCAAATTGCGATGCAGGGGGCGATCCTCGCCGTCAATCCAACGATCGGTCGATACGACGTCGAGGCAGACGTGGGGCCCGCATTCGCGACGCGGCGGCAGGAAGCCTGGAACGCCCTCACGCAGGTTCTCCAGGCAGCGCCAGAACTGGCGCAGAAGGTGCTTCCTTACATGTTCAAGGCGGGCGATTTTCCGTTTGCGGAAGAGATCGCGGAAGAGTTGATGGCCGCGCCTGATCCGCAAACACAGCAGCTATCGGCGCAAGTGCAGCAGTTGACTCAGCGCCTGAACGATCGTCAGCAGGATCTCGCCTTGCGCGCGGACAAGCAGCGGCACGATCAGGTCATCGACTTGATGGATCAGGATACTCGACGCCGCGAGCAGCAAACGGACGAGATGGCAGCGATTGGCTCGATCTCGCCCGAAAGCCTCAAGCCGGTGCTTGAAAATCTGATCCGACAGATCCTGGCTGAACAGGGGACACCTCACGCCCCTATTCCTCCGGCCAACCCGGCCCCTCTGGACCGGATGCCCGGAACAAATCCCCCCGGTGGCGAGATCCACGCCCCGAACCCCGTAAACGGAGCCGTTGACGCATGAGTGAAACTCTCACAATCGAAACCCATGGCGACACGCAGAGCGAAGCTCCTGCCGACCGCTACGCAGACGTGCAGTTTGGGGATGAGGGCACCCAGCAGGATAATGCCGCATCAGAGGCCGACAGCAGCACGCAAGAGGCTCCTGGTGCCGACCAGACCCAAGCAGGGCAGCGCAAGGAGGTCTCCGAGCCCGAGTGGTATGTGCGCCGCATCGGGTCGGTGACCGCGAAGCGCCGCGAGGCTGAGGAGCGTGCTGCGTCTGCCGAACGCGAGCGCGATGAATTGCGACGTGCGCTGGCGGCGTCACGCGGCGAGGCTGAACAGACGCGTGAGCCAACTGCTGATGAGGTGCGGCAGGAGGAACGTGCCCGATACGAGCAGCGGGAAACCCAGCAGCGCGCATCGCAGGAATTTGGGGCGGCGACAGCCCGCGTTGCGGACTCGATCGCTGCGCTGTATGGGCGAGACGCGATTGCTCAGGCCACAGCTTCCCTCTCCGATAGGGTAGGATTGGATTTCAGCAACCGGAATCATCAGCAGGTAATCCTCGATATTTCCGAGTTGCCGAATGCGGGCGCTGTCTATTATGCTCTCGCGAACGATCCGAACGCGGCAAGTGAGTTGCTGGATGCCCCTGAGCGCAAGCAGTATGCATTGCTGCAGAAGTTTGCGGCATCTGTAGGCGAAAATCAGGAGCAGCCTGCAAGGCAGGCCCCACCTGCCCAGGTGTCAAAAGCACCGCCGCCAGTGGCGGCCGCAGCAGGATCGGGCCGAGCGGTTTCCAGCCGTTCGATCTATGATGAGATGTCCGACGCTGACTATTTCGCCATGCGAGATCGTCAGAAGCGGGGCAAATAGCCGAAGGGCTTAAAACTGGCGTTTCCCGGTATCGTATAACCGGGCGTCAACTGGCACGACAGCCACGGGTGGTTTTCGGTCGTAACCGACGCACGTTCGGCGCAAGCGCGGGCGGGACACGAAGGCGCATCAGCGCCATGCGTGAGATCAAAACCCGTGGCAAACAATCTGATTAACAACTCGATCATCACACGCGAAGCGCTGATGATCCGTCGCAATACCAACGACTTCGTCCAGAACATCAACCGCGAGTATCAGTCGCAGTTTGCGCGCTCTGGCGGCAAGATCGGTGATACGATCAACGTACGCCTGCCGAACGATTACGTCGTGCAGGATGGCCCGACCGTGAATCCGGAGGCGACCGCTGAGCGGTCGATCCCGCTGACCATCAGCCACCGCAAAAACGTGCCGATGTCGTTCTCGACGCAGGAGCGCACGCTTAATGTGGACGATTTCAACCAGCGCTACACCGCCCCCGCGGTCAACGTGCTGGTCGGTCAGGTGGC